GAGACAGCGATGCGATGCATCGTACAAGTTTGGGGCAGAAAGACCCCATATGTCGTTTAACGCTGAGCCCCTGGCCTGTGCGCTTTCTAAAGCACATCCAACATGGCGATTTGATGCCGATGTTGTGGCCGGGTCTAAGCTTGTCACCGTTCCGAAGAACGCGAAAACCGACAGGAGCATCTGTATCGAACCTGATCTGAATATGTATTTTCAGAAAGGTATCGGCAGGTGTATCCGTCGCCGGTTATCTCGCTGGGGACTACTGAAACACGATGCTCAGCAGTGGAACGCTGAGCTCGCTCGGATCGGTAGTGCAAACGGCCAGCTGGCAACAGTTGACCTTAGCAACGCCTCAGATTCCATTCATATGGAGTTGGTTAGGTTGTTACTCCCATGTGACTGGGTGCGCGCAATTGAGCAATCGCGTTCACCCTACACTGTTCTTCCTTCTGGGGAGATTCGTCTCCTCCGGAAGGTCTCCAGTATGGGCAACGGCTTTACATTCGAACTCGAGACGCTGATTTTCTACGCTCTCGTTACGTCTGTAATTGAGCTGTTTGCCCACAATGGAACGGATCGTCAGTGTACTGTCTTTGGCGACGACATTATTTGTGCCGCCGAGCTGGTACCCCCGCTCATTGACGTCTTAGCTTTCTTCGGGTTCACTGTGAATTCGAAGAAGACGTTTTGGGAGGGTAAGTTCCGTGAGTCTTGTGGTAAACACTACTTCGCGGGAACTGACGTTACACCCTTTTATGTTCGCGACCGTATAGATTCAGTACATAGAAAGTACTGGGCCGCTAACACAATCAAGCGCTACTCTAGGCTTGGTTGGGGGCTAGACTCTCGATGGCTACCGGTTTATACCGGAGTGGTCGAGTCCATACCAAAATTCTTCAGGAGTTTTAAAATCCCTGAAGGCTATGGTGATGGAGGTTTGGTGTCAGATTGGGATGATGTTCGTCCTTCTCGGGCACCCGACGGTCTTGACGCCTGGCGATACGAGGATCTAATTCCAAAATTTCGGAAGAAGAAAATCGGTAGCCACGGTGTCCTTCTGAAGTCACTCCATACATTGGAGTACCCAGAGGCCTCGGTTGACTTTACCCCCGGCGAGAAGAGTGATATCCTTCGCGCCGCGTTGAGTAGGGAAGTGCTTAGTAGCTTCTTTACTTCTGGTGAGGTCTCCATTAAGGACTTTACGTCCGGGGTGTTCGTTGCATCACCCAGTGAGCTTCCAAAGCCGTCAGGCTATAAGAAGCACGTTGGGATTGCACAACGGTGGCCTAGCTTCGGTCCTTGGCTGGATAGCCAAGGTAGCTAGAGGCTAGTTAATTTCGGTGGGATAATCTCCACCTGGGCCCTCACTTAGTTTTGGTGAGGGG